CACTACATCCACGGCGAGGACAACCCGCACCTGCCGGAGGGGGCCCTGGCGCGACTGCTCAGGCAGTACGGCCCGCACGAGCGAGCTGCACGCGCACGCGGCGAGTGGACCACCCTGGAGGGCCGTGTGTATATGGACTGGGCCAGACACATACACGTCATCGAGCCCCGCCCGATCCCAGATGACTGGCCGATTTACCTGGGTGTGGACTTCGGCACCCGTGCGCCCACGGCCGTGGTGGTCTGTGCACTCGATCCGAAGGACGACCGGCTGTATCTGGTGGACGAGTACTACAAGGCCCAAGCCACGTTGAGCGACCACGCCCGGGCGATCCATGCACTGATCGCCAAGTGGGGGGAGCCGGAGTGGATTGTGTGCGATCCCGAGGACCGGGGTGCCCGGCTGGCGCTGGCACGTGACCATGGCCTGACCAACATCGGGGCCCGCAAGGGGAAGGGCTCCGTCAGGAATGGCATCAACGATCTCGCTGAGCGCCTGGCTCCTGATGCCGAGGGCCACCCCGGTCTCCAGGTCTTCAGCACCTGCACCAGCTTCATCCGGGAGATCGAGGGCTACGTGTGGGATGAGCGCGGCGCGGGTGAGGTCCGAGACCAGCCCAAGCCACGCCAGGCCGATCACCTGCTGGACGCGATGCGCTACCTGGTGACCAAGCTGGGCACGGCTGGCGGGTTCGCTGTAGGGTAGCGGTTTACAATGCGGATCGCATTGTGAAGGTTGCCTAAGTAGTCCCACTGCGCTACCGTCAAAGCGTGGCCGACTCCTCTCTTGCCCTGCGGGATACGTGGCTAACGCGTGTCCTTCGTGCTCTGAAGCTGGTGGAGGTGCGCCCGGACGGCAGCACCACGCATATCGCCGGGGCTGACTTCGCAGACGGCCGGTCCCGCGCTCCAGGGATGAGCGCGATCAACAGCATGAGCGCACTCGCTGCGTTCCCATGGGTGCAGGCCAGCGTGTCAGCCATCGCAGACGATCTCTCGATGCTGCCCATGATGGCGACCAAGGGCCGCGGCAAGAGCGCCGAACCCCTCGATGACCACCCGGTGCTGGACCTGCTGGAGCAGCCCACGTCCCGCACCTCCGGCGTGATGCTCAGGCGCCAGCTGCTCACGGACCTGGTCCTGACCGGTGACGCTTACCTGCTGGTCGCGGGTAGCCCGGAGCCGGCTGCGCTGATTCGCCTACATCCCGAGCGGGTGCGCATTGTACCGTCCGCCGATGGCCAGGCCGCCGCCTATGACTACCAGCAGAGCGGGCAGACGGTGCGCTATGGCTGGGAGCAGGTGCTTCACATCCGGGCGACATCCTGGGAGGATGGACCGCAGGGCCTGTACGGTACCGGCGCGATCCGGGCCCTGGCCAATGACCTGACCACCGAGAAGAAAGCAGCCGACCTGGCGGCTAACTCCGCAGACACAGGCCGACCCACCGGGGTCTTCAGCCCGTCCGAGGATGGCGACCGGTGGAACAAGCAGCAAGTGGGCGTCTTGCGGGATGCCTTCGACAAGCAGATGAAGGGGACCGGCGGCGCCTTGTTCATGGGCGGGCCCGTCAAATACGAGGCCATCGGCTGGAGCCCCCGCGACATGGAATATCAGGCCACGCGGGCGCTGGTGCGTGAGGCGGTGATCGCCAGTATCGGCGTGACGCCCACCCGAATCGGGCTGCCCTCTGCCAATTTCGCCACCGCTCGCGAGCAGAACCGGATCTACTGGACCAGCCTCCAGGCCCGCGCCGCTCTGGTGGATTCCGCCCTGACCCGGCTGGCCAGGATGTTCCGCGGTTCGGAGGCCGTCACGGTCTCGCATGACTTCTCCTCGGTGGAGGCACTGCAGGAGAGCAGGAGCGACCGCCAGAACCGGGTCCAAGCCTGGTGGCTGATGGGGATCCCGCTCAGCGAGGCCGCCGCCCTGGAGGGGTTCGACAACATCACGCCAGGCCAGGATGTCGCTGCACCCGCCGCACCCGCAGAGGAGCCACCCGCCAAGACCTTCGCACCGCTGGCGAAGTGGCTGGTCTTGGATGGCGGCGACGATGACCCGGGACCATTCCAGGCACCACGCACCGAGGAGGGCCGCGGCGCTCTGTGGCGTGCGTTCATCGAGCGGGTACACACTCCGCACGAGCGGACCGCCACGCTTGAGACCCGGCGCTATCTCCGGGCCTATGGTGCTCGGGTCGCGAAGCGCATGGCGGAGCACCTGCCTGGAGCCAAGTCCGGCGCGGTGCCGGTGGTAAAGCAGCTGGACGACATCACCCTCGATAAGATCCTGGATGTGATGGTCGAACGGGAGCTGGTGCTGGAGATCTACCGGCCGCTGTTCCGGGGCATGATTCAGGACGCCATCAAGGGGACCGCGGAGATGCTGCCGGTGGACATCGAGTTCACGCCCGAGCGGATAGACCAGCTGGTTCAGGATGAGCTTGGACAACTGGTGGGGACCGGGCCGGATGTGCTCTCGCACGTGGAGCAGTCCACACGGGACGAGGTCGGCAAGGTGATCCGCACTGGCCTGGCGGAGGGTCAGACCGTCGCACAGATGCAAGCCGTGATGGTTCAGAACCAAGCGTTTAGCCCCATGCGGGCACTGCGGATCGCACGCACCGAGACCACCCGATCCCTCAACGCGGGGAACATCGAGGCGATGAAGGCAGCCCGGGACAAGGGCGTGGAGCTGCAGAAGGAATGGATCAGCGCCCGCGATAGCAAGGTGAGATCGACGCACCAGGCGAAGGCGGACGGGTCCGGTCTGGATGGCAAGCGGGTAGGACTGGACGAACAGTTCACCAGCTCATCGGGTGCGACGGGCAACGGTCCCGGCCAGATGGGGTCGGCGAGCGAAAATATCAACTGCCGATGCACGGCGATCCCGTTCGTGGAGGGTATAAGCTGATGGCTATCTTTAAGACCTGGATGATGCGGACGGAGACCGGCGAGGATGGGACCACGCTGGTCACTGCGTCCACGGCTGCGCCGGATCGGATGGGAGACGTGGTCTCCCAGGACTGGAACGTCGAGAGGTTCCTTCGCAACCCGGTCGCGGTCTGGGCTCACGACTACACCCTGCCGGTGATCGGCAAGGTGGTAGACCTTGGCATCGAGGATGGCTCTCTGGTCGCCCGCATCAAGTGGGACGACGATCCGAAGCACAACCCACTAGGCGCCACCATCGCCCACCAGTACCGCGAGGGCTACTTGTCAGCCGTCTCGGTCGGATTCAGCCCGGCGTCGTCAACACCCCGATCCGAGCTGCCAGAAGACCACCCGGCCGCCGGCCGCGATGGGTACTATTTCGAGGCGCCGGAGCTGTTGGAATTGTCCGCCGTGCCGATACCGGCTAACGCCGACGCCCTGGCCATCCGCGCCAAGCAATGGGGACTGACCCTGGAGGCTGAGCCGGAAACCACCGTGGAGCCCACAGAACCGGCCCCTGTGGACTTCTGGGGCACTGGGGAGGGTGCTCACACCCTCGATGCCACCGCCGCCGCTACAGACGCCCTGGAGACGGTCGTGCGCACCACGCTCCTGGAGCTGCTCGGCTACGATTCACAGGTGCAGGACGCGGTAGATTCCGCCCTCACCGACGACGACGATGGACAGAAGGCCCGCGATGGGTGGGCCGACCTGTTCCACACCGACTAACCCGGCCCACTGGGTCAACCCCTGGAGACAAATCATGTCCGATATCAACACCCGCGAAGATGCCTTGAAGGCATTGGCCGACATCAAGGCTGAGCAGACTAGGCTCAGCGAGTCCAACCGCGACCTGCGCGAGAACCTGGAGGCCAAGGCCGCCACCGTCAAGGAAGTGCAGCAGAAGCTCGCCGAGCTTGCCGCGCCCCGAGTGCAGACCGTCAGCGAGAAGGAGACCACCCTGCGCACGTACATCCGCCCGGATGGCAGCCTGGACGCTGCAGCAATGTGCTCCGATGAGGTGGACCGCGGAGAGTGGCACGCCGACTTCAAGCGCCTGGTGGACGACCGCAACATGGTCAAGATGCTGAAGGCTGACGGCCGCACGCCCAAGATGGACGCCCGCGTGGCGCGCCACATGGAGTCCGCACCGGACATCATCACCCGTGCATTCTCCGATGCTGCCGGTGGATTGGGCGCCGACTGGATCCCGGATGTCATGGTGCCCGAGCTGGCCAAGGCGGTCTACTCGCCGAAGGCCGTTGAGCAGCTGTTCCAGACCTGGGAGATGCAGAGCAAGAACCTGGAGATTCCATTCCAGACCCTGCACGTCAAGCCCTACCTCAAGAGCGCGGCCACCTATGGAACGATCACCGCCGAGGATGACGCCGCGACAAAGGTAACCGTCGTTGCACAATCCATCGCAGCCAGAATCAGCGCAGATGAGGACAGCACAGAGGACGCCCTGATGGGTGCGCTATCTGTACTCCGTGATTCCGTCGCCGATTCGATCTCCTCTGGAGTTGAGGACGCCATCATCAACGGTGACAGCACTGCAAACCATCAAGACATGGACATCGCCGCCGCTCCAAACGTGTGGGACATCCGTGGCCGATGGGGTGCTGGCACAGGTACAGCATCCGACCACCGCCGTGCATGGCTCGGACTCCGTGCCCATTCGGTCGATGCGAGCAGCACGCTCGATGTGAGTGCGCAGACCTACGCGGCGCTGATGGCGCTCCGTGCGAAGCTGTCCGGCCCACAGGGTGCTGGCGGTGACCTGGCGCTGATCATCAGCCCGGAGGCCTATGTCACATTCTTGCTCGACCTGACAGAGACAGCCACTGTAGACAAGCTGGGCAGCCAGGCGACAATTTTGACCGGACAGACAGCCAGCATCGCCGGAATGCCGGTGGTCGTGTCGGACTACATCGGCGCCGACATGGAGGCCACTGGCTTCCACGCTGCACCGTTCACGGGTACGACGACAGGCTGTCTGATCGTCAACCGGTCGCGGTACTTCATGGGCAACTATCGCCAAATTTCGACGAGCGTCCAACGCGAAATTGTCAACGGTTTGGTGGACATCGTCGCCACCCGGCGCTGTGCATTCTTCAGCCTTGACCCCGCCACCACGGCGTCGGTTGCCTACGGCTTCAACATCTAAGCAAAGGGGCTGAGACCATGCCGATCCTGCGATACACCGGACATCCTAAACTCAAGTCGCTGAACACGTCAGGCCATGCCTGGTGCAAGGGCGATGAGCACGAGGTCACCACGGATGAGGCCGAGCGCCTTACCGAGACCTTTGTGGGTCTGTTCACTGCCGTGGGATCGGCACCGGTCAAGCCACCGAAGACGCGCGCCGTCTCAAGCCCAAAGCGGGGGACGGCGCCGCCTAAGGCCAAGACCAAGAAGGGGGCAAAGTGAAGCTCAAAGCACTGCGACAATGCGAGTGGCCAACCGGTACCCACTGGGCAGCCGGCGAGGTCCGGACCGTTGACGTGCCTAAGGGCACCGAGATCCCACCGCTGTACCTGGTGGAGGTCAAGGCGAAGGCCAAGGCCAAGCCCACGAAGGACGACTAAACAGATGGCCATCGCCACAGCAGTCCAGGCCCGGGTTTA